ATAAAAATATTAACAGCTTGATTATATCAAGAGATTCGGGAGGATGCAATGGTAAAAGCAACAATTAAAGGTAAAAGGGCGTCGATGGAGCTGGAGTGGGATATGATCCTTGGTACCACGATCCAGTATGATGCAATCGGTAATTCAGAGGCGTTTATCATCGGTGATGTTAAACGTTCAATTCTTCCGGGAGCCCTGGCAGGAATGGCAGTGGCGTTTCTGAAAGCGTATTTTTCGGGAGAAGAGCTGGAGAAAGCGTATGCAGATTTCCATACGGCATTTCACACAGCTGCGGAAGTAGCACGGGAGGAGGATTCTGATGAAGAAGAGACTGGCAAAGAAAATTGAGAAGATGCGCCGGAAGAAGATTCATGAGGCGCTGGAGATGGTGTTGGAGATCAATACCACACAGGTAAGAAGTCAGGAGCTTACTGGACGCAAGCCTACGGCGTTCTTTTCGTTTTCGGGTCACGTAGCAGACGTAGATGTTATCGTGTATCAAAATGGATGGAGCTTTACACGCGGCGCGGAAGGACGTTGGAGTGCTCAAGCCCTCCTCGACCAGGCTGGAGATATGGAGCGACTGCTGAAAGAGCTTGCGAACAAGAAAAAGGAGTTACAGGATGCTGGAAAGATGTGACTGCTGTGGCGCTGTTGGAGGAAGACAGAAGAATGTATAAAGGAATGATGTTTACGCCAGAAGCCGGAAAGACAGTGAACGATGCAGAGGCGTTCGAATACGCGAAGAATCATCTGGATGAACTGCCGCAGGAAGATAAAGAACTCTTTGTTGAGTTCTTCTTCTCTGGCAACTGGATTAAGGAGGAAGATCATGCTGAAACCATATAGTGAACTCAGAAAAGTGGACATATCTCGATATTGCATGGAACGAGAAGGAATTAAATATTTAAATTGGGCGAAGTGCATTGACATTCTGCGCGAATACGGAGCAGAAGAGGTTTATTTTGAACCAATTCCAAACCCCAAAACAGGCGGAAGCCTTTATTATACTGATCTTGAATTTGAAGATAAGAGCGGAATTAGAAATCGTTGCTACGAAACTCGCATCAGAGTTGTAATTGATGGCAAGGAATACATCATGCAGTCACCGGTCATGAACGGAAGCAATCCTGTAAAGGACAACAGCATGAATCAACAGCGTGTCTGGAATAGCATGACGCGTTCGTTTGTGAAGTGTGTGGCAATTCACACTGGACTTGGTTTTGATTTGTGGCTCAAAGAGGAACAGAAGCCATTTGACAATGTTATTCCCGGGGGCGAGCCTTTAGCAAGCAAAGCGCAGATACAGACCCTTAAGAATTTAGGTAAAAAGCATAAGGTAGATATGGAGTATTGGCTTGCATCTAATAATCGTGCATGGGATAGTCTTACAGGAAATGAAGCAGGAACCATGCTGAATGCTTTGAAGGCAAAGTACGGAGATGATTAAATGTGGAGAGCAAAGGAACTTTAATAGATGTGTCAAGGGATTGGAAGACTGGGCGGCTGCGGCTGACATTCGAATTTGAGTCAGATGTGGCGGCATCCATCGACGAAATCAAGGACAAAGTATTGCGGATCACGGTTAAACAATGGCGCGACAAACGGAGCTTGGATGCGAATGCGTATTACTGGGTGCTTCTATCGAAATTAGCGGAAGACCGTAAAATCTCAAAACCTCGGGCCCATAATACAATGTTACGGGATTACGGCCAAGTGGAAATAGTAGGAGGCTCCCGTTACTATGTGAGGATTCCCGATACAGACGAAGCTGAAAATGATGTAATGGAGCGAGAAATGTTTCATCTGAAGCCAACGTCGCAGGTGATCGAAGGAACAGACGGAATAAATTATCGAACCTACGTTATGCTAAAAGGTTCCAGCCGGTATGATAGTGCTGAAATGGCGCATCTCTTGGACGGCCTGATAAGCGAATGCAAGCAGCTTGGTATTGAGACGGCAACGCCGGAAGAACTGGAGCGTATGAAACAGCTGTATGAGCAGAACAGGAGAAAAGATGAAAAGACTACATAGTGTTTTGACGGCTGATCTGGGGCACTGCATCATCACTGGAAGTAGCAACGTAGCAATCCATCATGTTTTTAATGGAGCCAACCGGAGCAGATCGGAGGCATATGGCTTTATCGTTCCGCTCCACCCAGACTGGCATAACATGACGCCGTACAGTGTCCACATGAACCAAGAGTTCGATGAGAGTCTGAAACGTCAGGCACAGGAGTATTATGAGGCTCACATCGGCAGCAGACAGCAGTTTATTGCCGAGTTTGGCAAGAGTTATTTATAACGGTACAACAGCCGCAGGGCTTGTACATAGCAACCCGTAGACAGCATCCTGGCACGCCTTACCGTGTTATATATTACCAACCTTTACAGGATGCCATTGGTTTACCGGGAGGGAGACCGACCCTCCCGCTCCGGAAGGAGGAAGCAAGTTGGCGAAGAAGAAAGTGACGCCGCAGATGGAGCGGTTTACCAGTGCTTTATACAACGTGCTGGGAGTAGGACATAAAAATGCGCAGACGCGCAAGGAGCTGTGTAAGCGCCTTAGATGTGATGATCGAATGCTTCGGGATGGAATAGAAGTTTTGCGGGCTGATTATGCAGTTTTGAATCGCGATGATGGAAAAGGTTATTATCTTCCAGAAGAAACGGATTCAGGGCGCGCGGACACAAAACGGTGGCATGAGCGGCAGGAACGTCGAGTACAAGCGATTCATGCATCGCAGGCAGGAGCACTTAAATTTATCGGAATGGGCCGGAGAGAGCCTAAAGGCGTATATGGACAGCTCAGCATGTTCAGAGATGGAGGATAAGCAGGACAGGATGGGGAAGATGCAGAGAGAAAAAGGAAAACGCGGAGAGCGTGAGCTTGCTGGCATCCTGCGGGATTATGGATATAATTGCCGCCGGGGTCAGCAGTATTGCGGGACTTCTGGCGATGCGGATGTGATCGGACTGCCGGACGTACATATCGAGGTCAAGCGGGTGGAAAACCTGAGACTTCGGAAAGCGCTGCAACAGTCCTCCAGGGACGCCAGGGCGGGCGAGATTCCGGTCGTGATGCATCGCAGGAACCGGGAATCCTGGAAGGTATCCATGTGGATGGAGAACTTCCGCAAGATTTATTCGGATGATGTTTTTGACGATTTAAAGCCATGCATTCGGGGCGGCATTGTGACCCTGCTGCTGGATGCGTGGATCTGCTACTACAGGGACTGGCAGGCAGGAAAGGAGATGGGCTTAGATGGCAGATAAAAAAAGTTTTGTAATGTATGAGAGCTGGGGAGCAGCCATTGAAAAAATGAATAATGAGCAGGCTGGCGAACTCATCAAAGCTATCTATGCCTTTCAGAAGAATCCGGACGTAGTACCGGAGGATCCTGCTATTGCATTCGTATTCGAGATTATCAAACAGAAGCTCGAAGAAGACAATAAGCGCTATGAAGAAGTGTGTGCTGCCAGATCCGAAGGTGGTAAAAAGGGTGGCAGACCAAAAGCAAATGCTTCTGATAAAAAGCAAATGGTTTCTGAGGAAAGCAAAAAAAGCAAATGCTTTTCTGAAAAAGCAAAAAAAGCTGATAATGATAATGAGTATGATAATGATTTAAAAGAAAACACCCTAGAGGGTGTAAAAGAAAAGCGCTTCGCGCCTCCCACCCTGGAGAATGTGAGTGAATATTGCCGGGAAATGGGTTATACGAACGTGGATGCAGTATGCTTTATTGACTTTTACACCAGTAACGGCTGGATGGTCGGTAAGAATCGCATGAAGGACTGGAAAGCAGCGGTTAGAAATTGGGACAGGAGAGAAAAGAATCCGCAGAGGCAGGATGGGGCCGCCGAAGTCGCCAAGAAGAACCGCTTTCACAACCTGGAAGAACATGGTTACGACTACGATGCGATGGTGTGGGGCATGGTGGGTGCAGCGGCGCAGGGCGAGGCTGGAAGCACTGTGAAACCCGGTACGGGATGAAGGGAGTTAGAGGACGATGAAAAGCATGGATGAACGGTATGCGCTTATCCGTAAGGCACTCACTGGTGGCAAAAAGATGCTGCTCCAGGAGATTGCAGCTGCGATCGATGAGGATAAATCGAGAACAAGAACGGCGCTGGAGAGAATGTGTGAGCTCGGGCAGGTCTACCGGGAGGGCGGCGGACTGCGTGGAATTAAAGCAGTCTATTTTCTGGCACCAGTGCTGGAAGTACAGACAGAAAGTCAGGACAAGGCAGAAGTATCGACAGAACCAGAATGCCAGGCTAAAAAGAAAAGCCCAGATGCCGCGGGCGGAATCTGGGCGAGCGACATCGACAAGATGAGAGAGCGGGTGCAGGTAGGCGATACGGTCACAGTCCAGGTGTCGGACACGATCGAGAAATCGCTGACATTGCACCGCAAGGTGAAAGTGATCAGCAAGCACCGGCATCTGGTGCGGGTTACTGGCGGGCACAGTATTACATACGCGGATTTGGTAATGTTTGACCGCGGAGTCGAGCCAGACTGGCGGTAAAAGGAGGTCAGAACGATGATGATTGAGAAAATCGGTACGCCTGCCATGCTGGAGCAGATGGCAGAAGAAGCAGCGGAGCTGGCACAGGCGGCGCTTAAGCTGGCGCGGGTGTTAAGAGCGGAAAATCCGACGCCTGTGACACTAGAAGAGGCAAAAATGAATCTGACGGCGGAATTTACAGATGTGCAGCACTGCGCCGGAGAATTAAAACTGGAAACTGACTGGCGGCAGATTGACGCGAAAAACCGACGTTTTAAACAGCGCATGGATGAGATAGTGCTGAATAAGGAGAGAGCCCGGATCCGCGATGAAATCCTCGAGGAAGTGAAAGAGATGGGCGGTTGCGATGCATCGGATGAGTTCTCGAAAGGCTTTGATGCTGCGTGTGATGTGATCGCGGAAAAAGTTGCAGGAAGGTAGGTCATAGAATGAAAAAAATCGAAGATATATTAAACAGCGAGCGGATTTGGGGGCACACCATCGTATTTCCGGTTCATAGCGCATGGATCAAACTTCCTGATTGTGGGACGTGCAGTGTGATATGGAGTGAAAACGAGGACGGAATGGAGCATGTATCCGTGTCTCCGAAGAAAAAGTTCAGAGTTCCCACTTGGGACGATATGTGCGTGCTGAAAGACGTCTTTTTCGAAGATGAGGAAGAAGCCTATCAGATCCATCCGAAAAAGAGTGAATATGTCAATGCTGTGGAGAACTGCCTGCATCTTTGGAAGCCGAAGGGGCATGAAATCAATGAGTTAATAAGCAAGGGGGAAGTATGAGCGAAAAATGCAATAGAGCGTGCTGGAACTGCTGGTATGATGAGTTTTGCGACTGGCATCCGGCGGGGGATGAAGATGCGTGCGAGGAGTACATAGCAGATGAAGAGGGTTAAGTGGCTAGATAAAGAGTGTAATAGCTGTGGTGCGCGCCTGAATAGCTGGGATGCCAGAATATCCAAGACACTGGCGTACAAATACCCATGTTGCGAAAAGTGCATCGCAAAAGAATATGACAAGACGCCGGGGGAGCTGCGGGAGCAAATGGAAAACTTTTTCGGGATGCGTCCTTGCCAAGGGATTTAAAGAAGGTGGAAAAGTGGCGGAGTACAATCTTTTGACACAAGCCCTTCTGGCAGCAGGATACACCGTGGACAATTTCCCGACAGACAAGGTTAGGCTGCCCGGTGGATGTTATGGTAAAAGCCCACTGGAGAACATTTATGGGGGTTTTGAATATGTCCGTGGATATAGTGATAATTTTGTCTACAAAACAGGTTGCGGCTTGTATGTAAAGGGCAGAAATGTGATTGGAAACATGTCAACGGCTGGAATTGACTGGTGCTATGAAAACGATAACCCTGTTATAAGATGTCCGTATGACAAGCCAGATTGTCCACAAAACGATCCAAAGTTGTATGGAACGCAAGGCGGCGGACTGTGTATACAGTGCTGGTGCGTATGCCATCGAACAAAGGATGATTATAGTTAC